ATAACTTTACGTATAGGAAATGTACCACCTCTTGGTTGGTTTTGAAAGTTAGGATCACGACTTGATAATCTACCTGTGGCTGTAACAGCTTGCATAAACTTAGGATGTAGTAATCCATTAGCATTTGTAAAGTTTTGTAATCCCTCTACAAAAGTATTTAAGTAAGTAGAGATAGCATTGTGTCTAATTATAGAATCAATAAATTCTCTAAACTCTCCCTCAGCTTCTCCTGCAATTTTATTTAAAGTTATTCTGTCTGTTTTAAATCCAGAGTCAGATATATCATACACACTTCTAGGTCTTTGATTAAAGCCTGCAAGTTTAGCCATGTTAGAATAAATAAATCCTTCTCCATAACATTCATCACATTTAGTATACTTTTTATAAGGTGTACCATCAACTTTAATTTTCTTAATTACACCCTTACCTACGCAATCTAAGCATTGACTAGCCATAGTTCTGTAGATAGGCTCAGAGTTATTGGCTACTAAATTTCTAAACTGTGTAAAAGAAAACTTAGGTCGCTTCTTATTTTTTTTAGTAAACTTATCTATACCTGTATTAAATATCTTAGCCCACTCATGTTTATCTTTAGGTTTTTTAGAATATATTAACCATGATAATTGCTCTGGGCTACCTAGATTAATCTTAGTATCTCCCATTTTATTGTAAACAATCTTATCTATCTTCTGTTTTAGATATGCAAACTCTGCCCTGTATTCTTTCTCTACCTGTGCAAGATCTTCTAAGTTTACATTAATACCATTACGTTCCATATTAGTAAGAACAATTAAAAATTCATTCATAACTTTAATTGTTTTTAATAAACCTTTATCTTTATCTGTTCTTAAGTCTGCCATCTGTGAATCAAACAGTTGTCTAGTAATAGCTACGTCTACTCTACCGTATTTTTCTACAATATCTTTAGGTATATTCTCAAAGGATACACCCCTGTCCATATATTCTTTTACTGCATCATCTTTAGCATCTAATTTCCTACGTTGGCAACACATTAATAGTGTTAAACTCTTACGAACACCACGATTCAATACATACTCACCTATCATAGTGTCGTATACATTACCAGTGTATGTAAAGCCTGCCTCAAGTAACCAACTTAAATCAAACTTAATGTTGTGACCTATTAGTATTGTAGTCCCATCTAATATTTTTTGTATCTTATGATAGCAGCCCTCATCAATTCTCTCACTATGATTAGTGAAATAGTATTCATCATTAATACCTACACTAACAAGTATATTACTTGGGTTAAATGGCGATGGATCAAAGCCACCTGCCTCTGTTTTTTGATACGAAGTCTCTACATCTACTGTTGTTATCATATTACCTTTCCGTTAATCTGTGAATCTGCTTATGTATTTATCTAATAAACAAGATGGATCACCGTGCCAACCTGTTATTTTATTTTTACTTATGTTTAATACTCTACTGTTGTTAGTAGGATCATTAGATGCCCTATTACCAATACCAATAATTAAATCTGCTTCAGCTGCCTTACCTGTCTTAGAGTTTTCCATCATATCAAATGATATATGATCTCTATTGTGTGCGTCTGCTGATGCCTGTGATATAGCAATGACTACACACTCTCTCCTTTTTGCTATCTCTCTTGCACTTGTATAGATTGCTCTTAACTTCTCATCTGTCCTTGCAAATGTACCACTTATATTTACTTTATCTAATTGATCTATAACAATTATATCTGGTTTATGTTTTTCACAATGGCTATCTATATCTTCCATAGACCAATCGACAGTATCAATCATTGTAATGTTATCTTTTATTTTAGTCCACTCATCATGTGCTTTAGTTACATCTTCTACAATTTGTTCCTTATTAAGCCCAGTAAAACAGCTAATGGCTCTCATCTGTGTACGTACTGCAGGTTCTTCATTAATAAATGCATGAACCTTTGCACCTTGCTCGGCAAATCCATAGGGTGCTGACACAAGGCTAACCCAGAATGCTGTCTTACCTGTCTCTGGTCTAGCAAATGCTATCATTAAATTTCCTGGTCCGATTCCACCTATATTATTTTTAAGTACAGTTAAATTAAACTGCCACTTACTAACAACATTTAATTCCTCAAGTAATTCATTAATGTCATTTGTTACTGCATCTAATTTCTGTGCAGGTAATCCTGTCTTATGTTTCTCTATAAGATTAGTAATAAAATTAAAGTCTGCAGGTTTACCATTAAATATTTCAGTAGCTTCTATTGCAATTTTTTGTGCTACATCTCTTTCAATTAATATTTTTATAATATCATCTGCTATTTGTTTAGAAGGTTCTTGTGTTTCTTTTATGTCTTCAAGTAATTCACTGAACTGTTCTTTAGCTGCTCGTGTTAATGCAGGATTAAATACTGCAGTGTGTAGAGAATATAACTCATCAATACTTATATCAGCATCATACTTGTCATGGGCTTTCTGAATTGTATCATACAAAGAACCGAAGCTACCCTGAAATACATTACGAGATACTTGACCTTTATATTCTGTATAAAAATCTTTACTTAACATTAATTTTATTATTTGTTTTTCTATCATACTAATCCTTTACCTCTTAAATTTGCTACAATATTATTTTTATCTTGTATTTGTTTTGATAATTTTTTATTGTCATCTTTTAATTCTTTTATTTCTTTTCCTGCTTTTCTTAATTGCTTTTGCAAATATTCTTTTTGTTTACTTAGTCTGTCTATCGTTTCTTCTAAATCATTGTAACCTCTGCCAGACTTATCTAGTCTCTTTTTAATACTCTCTCTCAAGTCATTACTAAAAGTATTTAAGTATACATCATTCATTTATTTTACACTCTTTTTATTATTCCAGATATTATTATTAAATACTTGTATAAGTCTAGACAACTCAACAGTATATTCTTTTTTAAATTTATCTTTAAATATAACTTTGCAATCATCAATAGGTAATTTAGTTTTACCATATAATATTACGATATCACCTACCATTTTTTATCTGCTGCTTTCTGAAACTCTAATTGTTCCTTTAATATCTCACCAATAATATCTATTTTTTTATCATCTCTTTGTGTCCATGTACTTTTGTTACTATCGTATATATCTTCTCTCCACTCTTCCCAATCATTTATTATCTCTTGCATCATGGTCTCAGTCATTAAACATCTCCTCTATTTCTTTTGTTCCATAATATTTTAAATCATCTTCTAATACTTTAACATGAACATTCTTAACACCATAAGATTTTAATTCATTAGCAATAGCAAATGATTTTGTTGTTGCATCTCTATCTAAACCTATATACAATTTCTTGTACTGTGTCAAGTGTTTCTTATGAGATTCTTTTAATGATGTACCCATTAAAGCTATGCCTGTTAATACATTAGATACTGCACAAGCTGACGCACAATCTTCTACGAGTATAGCTTCCTTATGTTCTATTAAACCACAAGCAAAAGGTATATTTTTATTACCATACATGTACCACTTGGGGTACACTCTGGAAGTTAATCCTCTACCTACTGCACCTACAATCTCATCTGTCTTTGGATCTTTAACGCAGAAGACTACTCTGTTCTGTGCTATATCAAATTTAATTGTTGCTCTACCCCAACTCCATGCCTCCCAGCAATTGTTTTTATGTAGATACTTCATAGCTTTATCATCTGAATACACAGATGTAAAACTATCTGGCATTTCAAATGTTGTATTGTTTATTTTATTTTGATTATTAAATGTAGAATTTACATAATTCATATCTTTTTCTCCCTTGTATTTACCCTTAGCTTTACACGCAGCATGAAAGCAAAACCAATTTATATTATTGGAAGCTGTGTCTACTGATAGAGTATTTTTACCATGACAAAAAGGACAATCCATTCTAACAGATGTATCTGGTGGAATGAATAGTCCTTCTATTACTTCTAACTGTTGTTTATAATTCATACTTCGTATAGTGAATATTTTAATGTAAGTTCTTCTCCATCTTTTATATTTTTATTTGTTTTAATTATCCATTGTTTAGAATTAATTTTAATTCTATAACAATTAGGCTCTGATGTGTGATTTATAAAACCACCAAGAGGTGTCCTAAGTATCTCAGCTTCTAAATTTTTATGTACTACTTCAATATGTGATACACCTAAGTCTGTATCTATAGGTATATCTTTAGTAGCAAACAAACCTTGACCATGTATACTGCTATCTTTTATTTTTAAACTACTAGGTAATGGTTGGTATGTCATTCATTTCCTCATATGTTATTGTGTATTTGGTAGGTATGTAGAAACTATCAGATTCTATTTTCATTAAGCCTTCATTTAAATATTCAGCAACTGCATTCTCTATCATATCTAATGTTGGCTCATACGGAAATGGTATTAATGCTTTTGCATCTATACCCATACCAAAGATTCTTACTTTAAATTTTTTCATCATCATTCTCCCTATCACATTTATTTTTATTTGTCAAGTCTTTTCTTTCTTTAGTTTGTTTAATAGATTCTTTATAGGATTCGCCTAATTCTTTTTGTTCTTTTTTTGCTTCTTTATAAAAATCTTTTTTTATTTTTTTATAATAGTCTGGGTGCTTCCATTCCATTACTTATCCTTGCTAGTTATTATATGTTTAAGTATAGTTGTTGTTGGGTCAAAGTTTATATCTTTGCAGGAAACAAGGCACAAAAAAAAGATAAGTAATATACTATTCCTCATTATCTATCTCATATATTGTATCAAATGTATTACCTTGTAGTTTACCAACATCTAATGGCTCACAGTTTAAAAAATCTTGTATAACTTCTATAGCTATCTCAAGTTCTTTGTTATAGTAATCTTTATTTTTTTTAAAACTTAAAGTTAAAAACTTTTTTATTTTTCTTTTAGATACTTTGGTCATTAATGTTCCTTATAACTTACTTGTTTAACTTTATGATTCCAACAAGCACGACAGCTACCACACTCACCATCTTGTTTGTATGCAGGACATGTTCTACCTATTGCTTTCTTATCTTTATGCACACCAGATGTCCACTTCCAAAACTTAGGTGGTGGACTATCTACTTTAGTTGTTGATACTCGTAGACATAAATTTTTTGGTACATCTTTCTCTGTAATTTTATCTATGATTTGATATTCTCTAGTAGCTAACCAATACTTTATGTGGGGTGTAAGTTCACACACCTCAAATATTTTCATAAGATGTGAATAAGATTGTAAATCTCCAGAGTCAAACCAACGGTGAAAACGCCTTGATTTATCTAGGTTTCTGTACTTTTGGGTAATGAGTTCTGCCATATAATCTACCCATTCTGGTAGAGTAATAGCTTTTAATCTAAACGCATGTGCATTAACAACACAAGGAAATAAATAATTACCATTAAGTGCATAACATTTATTACAAATAGTTCCTTCAATCTTTGCTAACTTACTGCCTGTCTTACATTCTTTAGCTGATATACCCCATGCAAACGAGGGCATCTTACTAGGGTTTGATAGTGTGCCTATCCTTGCCTCTAATTCTTTAATTGTTTTCATGATTATCCTTTGATTAAGTTACACTTTAACACATAAAGTCTGGTGTGTCAACTGATGTGTACTTAGCAAATCGTTTCTTCTCACCGACATAATAATTTTTGTATGATTGTATATAGTTATCACACTTGTATTCATCTGGCATACACAATGGTGGATTAATAAAATTTTCTACATCAAACTTATCTTTTATTTTGTCATTCAAACAAATTAAATTATTAAGTATGCGACCTGTCTTATGTGTTCTGTTATAATACCTATGCCTGTATTGATTGAGCAAGTGACCTAGCAAATCCATTGACCACATATAATTACCTAATGAATCTCCTACCCATATAGTCATGGGGTGGTGTGGGTATGCAGGTTTATATAGTTCTTCATCAGTACCACAATGTCTTTGGTATGCAGTTGATAACATCTGTCCTGTTTCTAATATCATTTTGACTACATGCTTATCACAATGATACAATGCAGACACTTCTGCACTCTTATCTAAATGAAATATGTTCATATTTTTAACTCTAATTTTCTTATTGCAAATCGTACTTCATCTAATGTTATCTTACCTGTATTATATTGGTAAGTCAATCTATCGTGTAATTTTATTATATGGTCTTGCTCTGTATCTGCAAGATCACAAAAGAACTCACAATCTTTAGACCGAAACCAGTTAGTAGCCTTATTTTTGTCTCTTTCTTTTTGGGTGTCACTCATGTTTCCACTATTAGCATTAAACATACCAAAAGAATCTTCAAACATAATTTTAATTTTAGCCATGCCTATCTTTTCTTCTGGTGTTTTATTTACTTTCTCTGGTAAAAATGTTTTCATTTTATTTCCTTTGTTAATATGTATTATAGCATAGATGCGACACTATGTCTACTTGGTTTATCTCTTAAAATATGTTATAGTATCGTGTCATCTCAGGGGGGGTTATAGTATATACTAGCCCCCCTATAGATATTATCTTATTTGATTGGCTACACCTTGATGGTAGTAGAACATAAAGTCATTAGTCTTTAGAAAGTTTCTAACTTCAAAATCTCTATCCTCATTACTTCTTATAGAGTCCTTCTTAGAAGATTCAATCTTATAATCTTTACTATCTCTCTTACCTATCTTAACAGCACGTTCATTATGTGAACTGTA